TCTGTCATGAGCAATCCTCCTTCAAATATTTCTGTAACAAATCCAAATTTTCGAGAACCGTCCAGCTTATGAGAGCCGTCCAGCTTCCACATGTCTTTCCAAAACGCCCTAAACCGGTTAAGCCGGAAGCTGTTTAGCGTCTTGAACTGGATTGGCAGAAGGCTGTCGTTAAAGATCAGCCGCAAGTGAGCCGGTAGCCGGTTTTGCAGAAGATAGACACAGTCTGCAAGATTGGAACGCTCGGAAAGTTCGCGTAACGCGGTGATCTCCAGGCGTCCCCCGACCAGGGCTATCGTAATTTCCCCAGCCGTAAACATGGCGACCGTTTCTCTGATTTCCTTCTCGCCGATATGCCCGCGCCCTGCGAAAAGGGAGATCAGGAATAACCGGCGCTCCTCCAGGGTGCGCGGCCCGTCATACTTGATAAACAGAAATTGCTCAATATCTGCAAGCGTCTCAGAGTCTGCCGTCGTCAAGAAGCAGTTATCTACGGCTTGAAGAAGGGCTACCCGAAGCTCGTCAAACTTCTTGCCCATAAGCCGCCAGAGGACGTCCATTTCGTGCACGCCCCAATACCAAACCGGGTACCAGGACTTGAACTCTTCGTAATGGCTGGCGAGGGAATTATCATACAGACGCATTGACAACGCCCTCCTTAAGTACCGGGACCTGCGTATCCGCGATCGCGACATTGCCCGTGGCGCCATTGAGCTTCAAGTCCGAGTAGTCGAGCACCGGCGCTAACGCGTGAATTAAAGAGCCGACCGTCGTGATACGAACGATCATTGGCTCCTTCTCCGGCGTATAGAGCGCAATCTCGCGAAAGTACGCCATAAGCACCGCCGCGGCCATCTCCTCCACCTGCGTCAGCGTGGCGCCCGCGGCGAGCGTTACGGTAAAGGCAACTTCTATAGAGAGCGCTTCCGCGGCGACCGCCGTGAAGTGCGCGCCGATGGGGGCCGCGCCGTTCCCAAGCCCCGTGCTGCCGGGGTCGATGTATTCCTGTACGCGGTCCACAACGGTCGTTGTGACGGGCGTTCCCTCCGGGCTGATCAGCGAGCCCTTCACCGTGTTCTCCCCCGCCCAGAGCGGTATGATCCGAGCCCGGCCGACGCCGGGGTCTTCCTCGCACCAGGTCTTATAGTGCTGCCGATTGCCGCTCTCCGCAGGGCCGCCGATTTTTCCGGCGATACGCGCCCGATAGTCCTTATCGCTCTCAATGGCCGCGCCTGGTTCAAGAAGCTCCCCGAACGCCGCGGCGGTCAAGCCTGGGACGGTATTCATGGGTACCGCCGACGTGCCGGGCAGAATGCTATTGCTTGCGGTTCCGGCTTCAATGGCTTCCAGATATAAAGCATTGGAAGGACCGAGCCGAAGAATGAAATACAGGCCGTCGGTAAAAAAGCGTTCGCCCGGTAACGGGGCAACGCCTTCATACTCAAACACGTATTTCGCCGGCGTAGCCGGGTTGCGGTACACTTTATATTCCGCGCCCTTCTCGTCCAGATATTCCTCGGCCGCAGTAGAAAGCAACACGAGCTGGAGAATTGGCTCAACATCTGAGTAATACTCGGCGAGCTTAAAACAACTGAAAGAGGTTGCGTCAAATATAATGCTGCCCGGTCTGGTATCTACGTCAAGCTCCTCGGCTTCTGCGAGGACTTCCGCGTGGATATTTTCATAGGTTCTATCCTCAAACATCAAATCATCTCCTCCACCGTGGTCTCGCCAAAAATTGTGTTAACCTTGAACTCGACAAGTACGTCGTCGTCTATAAACGAAAAGGAATACGCGTAAATATCCAAAATCCTTTTGTCCGGGCGTAACGCGTCCTTAATCATTCGCGGGAGCTCCGTCATGATGTATTCTCTTGTCGCGTTTTTGGTAAGGATCATATCCTTAATTTCGCTACCGTACTGATTGTCGTAGACCATACAACGAAAGCGCGGCGTGAGCAGCGCTTTGCGGATTGCCTGGTTGACGGCCTCGATCCCGTCTGTCATACCGAAGATTCGGCCAGTGTCAAGATCAAGTCGGTAAGTGCGAGTCGGCTTTTCTTTGGCCTTCTCGACTTTGGTAAACGGTAGGGGGATAATAGCGTTCATTTGTTTCACCCCTTATCTAAAACGTAATACTTTTTGCCGTTATCAAGGCTGAGGACGTACACCGTGTTTCCTTTTGAAAGATCGTTTTTAAGACGAGCCGGAACGCAAAGGGCGCCGTCCGATAGCTCTAATTTAGCGTCATTCACTATCTGAATTTTCAATGGGCTTTTGGACGTAACCGTTCCCTGTAAGAGTGTAGTTTCTCTCTGGACAAGCCCCTGAAAAGCTTCCCGTAAGCTCGTTGACGCCCGAGGGCTTTTTGCCATTCCGGTACCTCCCTTCTGCCAAAAGAGGTCTGGGCTAAAATGTTACCCGAACCTCTTTTACATAGCTATCTTCTATTTGCCGCCCCACACACAGCCCAGCTTGCCGACGGTCTTCGGCCCGACATGACCGTCAATACCGGACTTCCCTGTAAGAAGCCCCACGTCGCCTTGGAACTTCCGCACGGCCTTGTCGGTGATCTTTCCGAAAATCCCGTCAATGCCGGGCTTGCCGAGATCGTACCCGCGCTTGTGTAGCTCTTCCTGCATGTGCTTTACATCATCGCCTCTCATCATAGACGACTTGTAGTACAGTATCCGTTTGAATACAAAAGTGCAGACCGGGGGTTCGTCGTCGAACTCTTCCTCAATATCGGCGGCCGTTATGAGTTTGAGCTTCATGGACTGCCGGTTGCCGTTAACCTCGTGCGAGTCGTCTTCGACGTAGAAGGTTTCGGAGACTACAAGATGGTCGATGATAATATACACGCCGACGCCGGAAACAACCTCAGGCATACCGGACGTAGAGACGGAAAGCGACTGCTCTGGTCGGCTATTCGCTGCGAGCATGGTCTTTACCATTTTGTTAAGCTGTGCCGAATTCATCTCATCGTCAACCGACGTAATCTCTTGAAAAATACCGAGCTTCTTTTCGACTTCGGCGTTCGTGGCTTCCGCAAGTACCGTATCCTCTTTTGAGAGGGCTTTGATACGGGTCTTGACTTTCTCAATGCTTTTCGTGCGGGTATAGTCCTCCAGGTTCTGCCCTGTCTCGATCACCCATTGCAAAAGATTTTCTCGGCGCTCCAAAAGACGCATTTTACCCTCAACACAAATTGCGTAATACCGAACGCCTTTTGCCTTGTAGGTAAGACTGAGCGCGTCGCAAATAACGTCCCAGCCCGTAGTTTTGGGCTTGATAAGCTCGGGTATACGGTACTTCGTATCGGCGACTTCGCCATAGGGAATGCCAAATCGTTTGCAGACGTCAATGAATATCTCACTCGCCGTTTTGTTTTCGTAGGTGAAGGTGTCCTCGTTATTGGACAGACGAATACCGTCGTCGTAGGCCGTTAGGGACGTCGTCTTTTGCTTTGACTGGTCCTGTCGCATGAACATTCCCCGGAATAGCTCTACGCCCTTCCAGGAGAAAACGCATTGCACGCCGTCTTCGACGTCGATCTCCGGTCGGGCATGGCCGTACCCGTCGTCGTCAATGAGCGTAACCGAGATTGACCTCGCGGCGGCACCCCGCCGGCCGCTCCATTTTACGTTTGAGACCAGCGCGCTCATATCGAATACTCGGCCATTCTTCGTAACAATCAATTCACTGCTGCTGCTCATGATTCTGGTATCCTCAAAACCCAACCAATTCTGATTAGGCTCGGGTTTTTGATTATATCTCGATTCAATGCGTAAATTTCTTTATATCGTTTTCCGGCGCCGAGATATTTTTTGGCAAGCTTCCAAAGGTTATCGCCTTTTACGACTGTATGGGTTCTTGGTAGCACCCTGTTATCGGGGCGCGCCTCCGTCTCAGGCGGTAGGCTGGCCGTTTGCGTGGGAATGTCAATCTCGATTTGCCGCGTCGTAAGCTCGCGGTATTCTTTCAGCGTGAGCGAAAAATGGATCGTCCCGACGTCGCCGCCCTGCTCAAAAAACGGAAAATCCTCAATCGTACAGAACATATTGATTAGGGACCCGGTAATCAAAAAGTGGGCGGGTTTTTTGCTGTTTTTCCACTCTATGATCTTCTCAACGAGGGTCTGCGGCGGTGTCAACGCCGGGACCTGCAC